AACGAATAATATAATACTTTTACATATTATATTTTATATTTTATACTTTTATATTAATAATGACTTATTATAAAAGTAAAGGTATTAATGTTGACACACTAGTAAACAATGATCAAGGCAATGACACCAATGGAAGTATAACTGGTTATCAATATTTCCCAATATCACAAGAAGTTCCAGATAGTTATAGTTATATGCGTATACCAGAACCTTTAGGTTATCAAAAAGATGGGGTTGACCTCGCAGAAACGACAACTGCAAATGGAACATCTAATTGTAACGCATATAGTATAACGTATACTAATATTGAAAATACAACAACAAATATCGCTGATTATAATTATATGAGTGGTGTTTTAGTAGGTGGTGGAGGAGGAGGAGGTGGAGGAGGAGGTTCTCAATTCTGCAGGTGGTGGTGGTGGTGCTGGTGGTATTGGTGGATTTTATAAGGTTGATATATCAAATTATGAAAATATTAGTGTAACAGTTGGTGCTGGTGGTTTAGGTGGTAAAGGAGGAAGTAATAATAGTGAAGATGGTGTATATTCACTGATAGCAATTAGTGTAAATAGTAACAGTGATTATATAACAGCAAATGGAGGTAGTGGAGGAAGTAGTTATATTAATGGACTTGGTGGTCCTGTAGGTAATCTTGATGTAACTGGTATTTTTATAGAAGCGAATAATACTGATACTTTTAATAGTGGTAATAGCGGTAATGAAGGTACAAACAATGGTGACAGTGGAGGAAATGGTGGTAGTGTAGGAACCTGGAAAAATATACAATTGGCAAATTATACGAATGGAAATGGTGGAAGTGGTGGATGTAGTCAAGCTAATTCACCTAATGGTATTGCAAATGGTGGAGATTCTGGTAATTCATATGGAGGCGGAGGAGGTGCAGGAGGAGGCACAAATGAGGATAATGATAAAGATACTGTTAGACAAGGTGGTTCTGGTGCTAATGGTTACGTCCAAATATGGTTTTATACAGATTAAATATAAAATTTACAAATCTTAAAACCTATAAATTTAAATCAATAAATCCAAATAAGGTATATTTAGCTCCTTTCGTAACAGGAATATTCATGTGTTTTATTTTTCCAGAATATATTAAAGCATCACCTTGTTCCAAATGGGTTGTAATACCATCTTCAAAATATATACCACCTCCTTCAAAATTAGCAGATTGACTTAATGAAATACAAAAACTTAAGAACCCATCATCTTTCGTTAATTTTCCTATATTTTCTACCTTTTTATTATCATGTTGCATTTTATTATCATCTTGTTTTATAATAATAATTTTTAAAATATGAAAATTTGGATTTACATGACTTATACAATACGATTTCATTATTTTTGAGACGATTGTTTCAGTAGAATTTAATATAAACCCCAAAGTAGATTTAATTTTGATAAGATCTAAATACATATATTCATAGTCATCATTTACCCATCCACCATTTATTTTGGCATATGATTCACATTCTTTTATCAACCAATTACATGCATCTGAAGTATAAATATGTTTAAATAGGTGTCTTTGTAAAAAACGATTATATATTTTGATGTCATTTTTCTCATTCAAAATATCATTCATATCAGTAATAATATCTAGTGGTTTATTTCTAAAAGAATCAACTAGTGATTTTTTCTCTCTTTCAAATATAAAAATATCTTTTTCTTTTGTTCCAGTTTCTTTTATTTTTTTTAAAAAAGGTTCTAATAATTTTATTGATTTTGAATAAAATAGCTCTTCAAAAAAAGTAGGATTTAAAAGAAATGCTTCTTTTTTATCTAATATTGGATCGTAATCTTTTTTCTTCTTGTCTTCTGAATGATCTTGATAAAAATCTATCATGGTTTCAACTTTGTCAAGCAAGACATCTTCAAAATCAAAATCAAAATCACAATCACAATCAAAATCACAATCAAAATCACAATCAAAAATATTTATATTATTATTTTTGGTATTCGTAGAATTTATTGAAAGATACACAGGAATATCTTGTGCTACATTTTCACGTTCCCACAATGTAACTTCTAATGATAAATTTATAGAATCAAAATTTTGGTGTTGTGACGGATTGTCGTTATCAACTATTTTCAAATAACTATGATATTTACTAGGGTCAAAGACAATATGATTCCCTTTTTTGGGAAAACAAAACACAANATTTTCTTCATTTTTAAATTCTTTGAATTTATATTGATTATTATCTACATTTGTAATGAATAAAGGATATACTGAATCTGTTAAATAAGTAATGGAATGTAGTAAAGGAAATTTAAATTTGTTTTCACTACTTTTTTTATCTTTGTCATATTTTATTTCCAAATTAATTTCTTCATATTCATCTTCTTCTTCATTATCATATTTATCATCATTTTCATCGTCATCTTTTTTTCTCTCATTCACATTGTTATGTGTTTTCAATGAAAAGGTAATATATGCATTTCCTAATTCATTAAATTTTTTATAATGAAAATTATAAATATCATATACTAACTTTTCAACAATATCAATCTTTACATTTTCTTTAGAATTATTGAATTTATCTAAATCTAATAAAAAAAGTTTATTCAGATACAAGTCATAATTTAATTTAATGGTTTCAATTAAAAAATCAAAATTATTTGTGATTTTCCATTCGTAGATAGGTTTATTTAACTCTATATCTTTATCAATAACTTCTAGAGATGTTGAATTCATACAAGACATTTAATATATATCTATGAAAAACCTTATCAAATATTACGAAATTTTAATAATAGAATTAATAATAATACAATTTATACAATTTTTATATATATAAAAATTATATTTTAAAAAAATATGGTTATAATAATATAAAATGAATAATGAAACATTAAATAATGTATCATGGAAACTAATTGATAAATATTTCATAGATAATCCAAATAATTTAGTAGCCCATCATTTGGAATCTTACAATGATTTTTTCAAAAATGGAATCCATAAAATCTTTCAAGAAAACAATCCCATACGATTTATTGAGAGAGAAGATGAAAGTGAAAAGGCGGAAAAAAGAAATGAATGTTTATTATATTTAGGAGGTAAAAAAGGTGACAAAATTTATTTAGGAAAACCTATTATTTACGACGACAATAATACGCATTACATGTATCCAAATGATGCACGATTACGTAATATGACTTATGGGATCACTATTCATTACGATGTTGAAGTGGATTTTGTCTACTATTCGGAAGAAGAAAGAAAAGAACATTCCATAATATTAGATAAAATTTATCTAGGCAAGTTTCCCATCATGCTTCAATCCGACCTATGTATCCTAAAATCCCTGGCTAAAGACGTGAGATTTAACATGGGGGAATGTCGTAATGATTATGGAGGATATTTTATCATTGATGGGAAAGAAAAGGTGATTATTTCTCAGGAAAAATTCGCAGATAATATGTTGTACATGAAAGTGAATAAAGACGATGATATATACAGCCATTCCGCGGAGATTCGCTCTGTTTCCGAAGATACTTCCAAGGCGATACGGACAACGGCCGTCAAAATGGTCGCTCCTTCCCCCACTCTATCCAATAATCAGATCGTCGTGGTTGTTCCCAATGTAAGGAAACCAGTGCCGCTTTTTATATTAATGCGTGCTCTAGGTGTCACATCTGACTTTAGTATCATCCAGACATGTTTGCTAGACATGGAAAAAAATGCAAATTACATTGATTTATTCATTCCTTGCGTTCATGATGCAAGTAAAATATTCAATCAAGAGACCGCTTTAGAGTATATTTCAACCTTTACAAAACGTGGAACGATCTCAGGAGTCATAGAAATTCTTTCGGATTATTTTTTGCCGCATGTAGGAGAATTGAATTTTCTAGATAAAGCCTATTTTGTCGGATATATGGTTTACAACTTATTAAAAGTTTTTACAAAAGAGCAGAAACCAACGGATCGTGACAATTTTCGTTTTAAGCGAATAGAATTGACTGGAACCTTGCTTTATGATTTATTCAGAGAATACTATTTGATACAGAAAAAAGATATTACACAGAAAATTGACAAAGAATATTATTATCACAAAGGTGAATATCGTGATGACGAGACCGAAGGTTTAAGAGAGAAAGAGAGAAGTAGAAATAGAAACAAAGAGAAAGAAGGTGAAAAAGTGAATTACAAGGATAATTTTATTAGTTTAATTGAAACCAATTTCAAGCAGTTTTTCAAAGATCGTATTGTAGAACAAGGGTTTAGAAAGGCATTCAAGGGCAACTGGGGGTCGCAAGAACATACCAAAAAATTAGGCGTCGTTCAAGACTTGAATCGTCTAAGTTGGAATACCTTTATATCCCATTTACGCAAAATAAATCTGCCGCTAGATGCAAGTGCCAAAGTCATTGGTCCGCGTCTTCTTAATAGTTCACAATGGGGATTAATAGATCCACTAGATACACCGGATGGAGGAAATATTGGTCTTCATAAACATTTATCTATATGTGCCTATATTACAAGCAGCAGTTCGGCTTATCCTATGATTCAATGGTTGCGAGCAAATACAAGTATGAAAATCTTATTAGAATGTAGTCCTGAAATATTGGGAAATACTACAAAAATATTTGTTAATGGAATTTGGATTGGAAATGTAGATACACCTCTTGAACTGGTAAAGACAATGAAACTTTATCGCAGAAATGGATTACTTGCCGTTTATGCTAGTATTGGATTTGATTATGAAAACAATGTAATTAATATTTACACGGATGCAGGAAGACTGACAAGACCAATTTATTACATTGAGTCAGGAAAAGAAAGTTTCAATAGAAAAGAAATTATTGAATTATTAGATAAAGGCACTATTACATGGGAACAAATTGTCTCTGGACTAAGAAAAAAAGAAGATCCTCGTTTTTCTTTTAAAAATAATAAAATCTATGATTTGGAAGAATTGTATCCTGATATTAGTAATCAAGACCAAGATGTAGTTTATAATGCTTTACAAAAAAATAAATCCATGATTGATTATATTGATACGTCGGAAGAAGAATCCGCTTTAATCGCGATTGCACAAGAAGATCTGAAAAAATCCAAATATTATACACATATTGAAATAGATCCTTCTCTTTTACTAGGCGTCATGGGAAACCAAATTATTTATCCTGAAAACAATCCATTCCCACGTAATTCTTTTTCATGTGGTCAAAGTAAACAAGCCGTTTCTGTTTATCATTCCAATTATCAAATGCGTATTGATAAAATGGGTGTTCTCTTGAGTTACGGACAAATTCCACTAATCAAGTCTAGATACTTGGAATATATTAACAATGAAGAACAGCCTTATGGGGTGAATGCAATTGTAGCCATTATGTCTTATACGGGATACAATGTAGAAGATGCGATTTTAATTAATGAAGGATCGGTTGCCAGGGGGATTTTTAGAACCACTTATTACTCTATGTATGAGGCAAGAGAGGAAAGTTCCAAAGTATCTGGATTAATGAATTCTAAATTTGCGAATATAGAAAAAAACAATGTCATTAAACAAAAGAAAGGATATGATTATAGTTTATTAGATGACCATGGAATGATTAAAGAAAATACGCCATTAAATGATAAAATTATATTGATAGGCAAAATAAACTCCAATTTGGAAAACAAAGATGTATGGATTGATGATTCCGTAAAGCCAAAGAAGGGACAAATGGGATATGTAGATAAATCTTTTATTACGCTTGGAGAAGAAGGATTTAATGTGGCGAAAGTTCGTATTCGTGAAGAAAGAATTCCAGCAATTGGAGACAAAATGGCATCGCGTGCGGGTCAAAAGGGTACACTCGGATTAATCATTCCAGAAGAAGACATGCCATTTACCCAGGATGGTGTTCGTCCAGATCTAATCATTAATCCTCATGCGCTTCCATCTCGTATGACAATCGGACAAATTATAGAATCCCTTTTTGGTAAAGTGTGTACGAGTTACGGCGCGTTTGGTGATTGTACTGCTTTTCAAGTGAAGGGATGTAATTACTCCACGTATGCTCCATTGTTAGTGAAAGCAGGATTTAATTCGTCTGGAAACCAGATTTTATATAATGGAATGACGGGAGAACAATTGCAATCGGATATTTATATTGGCCCCACCTATTATATGCGTTTGAAACACATGGTGAAAGATAAAATAAATTATCGTGCAAGAGGTCCAAATACGGCATTAACAAGACAACCGGTTCAAGGACGAGCCAATGATGGTGGGCTTCGTATTGGTGAGATGGAGCGCGACGGAGTCTTGGGGCACGGAATGTCCTATTTTTTGAATGAGTCGTTTTTAGTGAGAGGAGATGAGTATTATATTGCGGTTTGTAACAAGACAGGATCCATTGCGATTTATAATGAATCTAGAAATCTCTTTTTGAGTCCATTAGCGGATGGTCCTATTCAGTTTTCTAATAATCCAGATGGGACAATGAATATCAAGAATGTGACGAGATTTGGTCGTTCTTTTAGTATCCTAAGAATTCCTTATTCCTTGAAATTATTAATTCAAGAATTACAAGTGATGAATGTTCAGATGCATATTATTACGGATGAGAATGTAGATCAGCTATTAAGTATGTCTTATTCAGATAATAATATGGCATGTTTACTCCATAATAAAGAACCCTTGGAAAAGAATATTCAAACATATAATTTATTAGTTAAGAAGCAGATCACTAAAGATGATAAAAATAAAAGTGTATTGGATGAAATTCCGAATGAAGTGCCTGTAATTCCGGATCAATTAAAACCGCGTCCAATAGAAGAAGGGCAACAAGGGCAAAACCAAACTCTGCCTCCATATACATCTGTTGATAGTAATGAGTCGCCTAATGCTGTGCAAGAGTCGCCTCAATACGCACCAACTTCCCCTGCTTACATGCCTTCACCTAGTGTAGCTTCTTCTTCTGGATCCATCCAATATGTTCCTGAATCTACTCCTAATCCAGTTGTTAAGGAATCCATTTTAACGGTAGAAAAAGAAAAAGAAGAAGGGGAAGAAAAGAAGGAAGAAAAAGAAAGTAGTTCTTCTTCCGATTCTGGAGATAAAAAAATAATTATGATCAATGCTGGAAATGATCAAAATTTGGAACAAGCAAAACCAAATGATACAAAGAAAATATCTTTATAAATAAAATTGAATTAAAAATAAAATCATTATCATATTATAATAATATAATAATGAGTAATAAAACAAACATCCTAATTTCAGAAATATACAAATCAAGAAAAAACATTTTAGATTTAATGGAAAAACAAAATTATAACGTCAAAGATTATTCTAATTTTAGTATTAATGAAGTAAATACAATGAGACAAAATAATCAATTGGATATGCTTTTAGAAAAAAATGAGGAAGATATAATTACAAAAAGAAAAAATAAAATTTATATACGCTACTATTTAGGGAAAATGATTCGTCCTGCAAATCTTCAAGAGATGATTGATGATTTATTTAATATTGAAGAAATACTGAAAAAAGAAGATACTTTATACATTATTACCAAGGATGAAATCAATGAAACATTGACGAATGAACTGAAACATATTTGGGAATCGGACGGGATCTTTATTGTCATTGAAAATATTACTAGACTACAATTCAATATATTAAATCATGCATTGGTTCCTCAACATACCGTATTAACGAGTGAAGAAGTATTGAAAGTTATGGAAAGATACAATATAACAAATAAGGTTCAATTTCCTGATATTTCTAGATTTGATCCCGTTGCTCGTGCCATCGGATTAAGACCAGGGGATGTTTGTCATATTATTCGTCCAAGTAAAACAGCGATAGAAGCAAATTATTATCGTGTTTGTGTCTAGTATCAACCTTTGAGAAAGGTTGAGCCAAAAATTGTAATTATTTTATAACAAAGTAAAGAAAAGGTTGAACCAAAAATTGTACTATTTTAAAAAAAATATATATAATTTATTATTATATAATGAAACATCTTGCAAGTAGTAACCATTACATTATTATGTTTTTTATTATGATTTTATCAGGTTTACTATCTACGATGAATGTATGGGTAGATAAATATGATGATATACGATTTAGTATAAATGATTTATACATGATACTACTGATGAGTGGATGGATGTTTTTTTTTATGGGATTAATTTATCAAGAAATG